GCGCTGCCTAAAACAAAATCCAGCACCATCGTAGTATTGCCAAACCATTTTCCGTAAAAGTCATGTGTGGCTACAATCACCATTTCAGGATCATAAGATCCCACAACGTTCGCGTCAGTAATCTTAAACAGCTTAATCCCTCTTTCATCATTAACATCTATACTCGGAGCTAAAACCGCTCCAACATCAAGTTCCAGCTCACTTAATCTCGCTGCGTATTCATCAATCGAAAAAGAAGCGTTTAAAAACACTGGCGGTACCGGCAGACTGCTTCCAAAATCAGCGCCCAGCAAAGAAACATCAGTAATCCCGGCTTCAACCCCCTGGAACTCGAAATTCATCATCGCCGGCTCCCCGGCCTTAAGATTAAATTTTAGATTACCCCTGGCGCCTTTTAAAAGTTTTCTGATACCATCTTCATACGAGGCCATGGTAAGAGTTACCATGTCATCTTCATCACTTACCGGTTCGATTGCTTTTCCGGTTGCGGTTCCTGTAGAAGATGTCGTCGCAGTCGCTCCAGATGTTCCACCAGTAATCAGCTCACCACTTTCGAATGTTCCTGAGTCTGTATATACATATAATATGGCTGCTGCACCAGTTGCAGTATTAATCATCACTCTCGCAGTCGCTCCGGAGTTTGTGCCTGTGATAATCTCGCCATGGACAAAAGGCCCGCTAGTGATCGCTCCGATGTTAATTGAATAATATGTATTCACAGCGTGCCGGCAAGCCTTGACTAATTTTGCCCATTCCGGCTCGGTAGTAGGCGCTCCAGAGCCTCCCAATAAAACACCAAAGTTAAAACTAAGCGCCCGCTTCCCTGCTATTTGGCCTAACTTGCCTAATCCTCTCATAGACGGAGTTCTCGGGAACATATCTATATTAGGATTAATCTTAGGATCAATTGCTAATATTTTCGCATGATCCACTGTCAATGTCTCAGCTACACCGGGATCATCTTCGATTTTTGCTGCGATAACTCTTCTTCTCGTTAACATTTTGCACCTCCTATTTTAATATGCTTGTTCAGGGTTACCTTGTTGGTGACGATAATTAATTTGCACCTCTATGCTTACCCCGGAATGGGGATTGCCTTCTACCCCCCGAAAAGGAGTAATATCACTAATCTCTGTATCCTGGGCATATCCGCCCCGGGTATGATCATCCATCAATGCATTTTCAATATCTATTAAAAATCTATTAAGATAAGTATCTGTTGATTCGCTGGCGTCTTCATCATGCCGGATCCAAAGATCGAGATATACTGTGAGCATACAAGTAACAAGCGGGTTATTTTTATTGTGCCTTGGCTCACCGCCAGCATTAATAATAATACATGGAACCAAACGCGTAGAATTTCCCGACTGCTTCCATCTTTGCACGCTAAGAATATCATTCTCGTAGCCGTTCTCAGTTTTTATTAACCCTAAGGCCACTTCAATATTCTCTAATATTTTTTCTCTTACTGATTTTTTAGCCATTTCTCAATCTCATTGCCAAGCCTGGCCGGAATAGAACTTTTTCAAAGCTTTATCTACTCCTCTATTCAAATAAGTAAAAACTTTATTCTGCATTGAATCCCAAACACGATAAAACTCTAAACGCGGTTTAAGAGTAACACTTCTTTTAAGAACGTATAAAGGCTTAACCTCTCCACCTATATTTTGGGCTAAAAATGTTTTTCCTCTTGATACTATCTCAAATGTATTTTTTAAATTACCCGGATCTTTATATTTCTTCTTTAATTTTCCTCGAGCATTAAACATCTCGGTTCTCATTGACAAAGGTACTGCTAATCTACTCCCGCCGGAAGCTGTGACCTTTCCCCCGACTTCATGCTTCTTGGCCACCTCCGAAGGCGTAAATATTTCCAAGCCCATTCCTTCGATTGTTGGCGATACTAACATAGTCCGAACAAAAGTTCCGAATAAGCCCTTGCGGCCGTCTCCGCGTATACCCGGAGGACCCTGAAGCCTCTCCTTGCGGAAAGTACCTAAGAAACTTCTCTGGATATGGTCAAATTCTTTTCCAAGCTCATGCCGTAAAGCATTAGGAACCGCCCTTATCGCTTTTTCCAGTTTCCTTGTATCAACTTCCAGATCTAACATCTTTACCTCTGCACTTTAAGCTGCCATAAACCTAAATCTTTTTTAACGATCTTAATCACTGCCCAATCAACCGCGTCTTCCCCTGTTCTCACCGGAAAAGAAACCATATCGCCACTTATATTCACCGAGCTAACTCCCTCATCCGCATCGTTAGCAATATGAATCTCAGCTTGCTTCTGCAATATCCTTCCCTGGTCTTCGCTTCCTGGCTCTATCGGTTCACGCACAACAATCGCCTTAATAGTTTTTGCGTCCTGGTCTAAAGGAGTATAAGTTATCGCCTCAGCCACTTCATCCTGGTTGAGAATAGTATTTATAGCGTCACTCTTAATAATGTCTTTAAAGCTCATAATAATTAAGATAACCCGCAAGGCTAAAAAGCCCTGCGGGAATTTCTACAATTTACAATTAGCCGTCAACTTTCATTAGATGTCCGAAATACGAATCGATGATTTTCTCGTCTATGTCGTGGCGTACACGAAAGACATCGCTTCTTATAGCGTCGTCACGATAAGACTCTACCACCGGATTTGCCGGGCTGTCAGATGTCCACAAGAATGTTCTCCCTACGCTGGGCTCTTTCAGATTTTTAGGATTGTCGGCTACTACCGCAACCATAGCGTAATCATCATCCCAGATGTCAGAACCAGAAAAGGTTAGTTTCTTATTAGCAGTATTGCGTATAGCTTTACCTACAAAAATTTTCTTAATCCCAAACAACGCTCCTAAGGCTGCGAATATCTCATCATCGGTTAACTTAGTAGTGTATTTGATAGCATCCTTAATTGCTGTGTTAGCCTTAAGCCGGTTAAGATTTGTCTCACTGAAAATAAGCGCGTTAGGCATAAGCCCGGTATTCTGGCGCACTAATTCTTTTGATGCTCGAACTTGGCTAAGAACATCACTACCAGCAGCATCCCACGGCGCACTTGAGTAATCAGTATAACGAGCTGCTCCAGTGAATGTCGTAGTATTAAAAAGAGCCTGAGCAATACGATATTCCTGAGCAAGAAGAATCAGCCCCACGATTTGCTCTACAGTAACTAACTCAGCAGAAAAATCGTTGGCGTATAATCTTTTCTCGCTATCATCCAACGGTCCTTCAAGTCCATGCTCAACGCAGCTAAAATTCTTTTCCTCAGTCTCAAAATTCAGCCTGTTGTAATTTCCGCCTGGGGCCCGTTTAGTTTCTGGAATCTTAGTTAAGCATTCCCTGGTAATCGCGTTAAACACAGATGCTTTTAACTGGGTCTCAAAAAGCGGAAGGGCCAGAAGCCCGATAAGCTCGCTTCTTTTGAGAATAAACTCTAAAACCGCTTGGCCTAAATCCATACGCGGGGTTGTCCTTGTGCCTGAGTGTTCTATACCCATTTTTTACCTCCTGATTCTAATAATTATTAAACTATACTTATTCCACTCTATAAAATTTTTATCAGACTTTTAGTCGTCCATAATTGATTCTATAACCGCACCATCACCAGAAGCAGCTTCAAGGGCTTTACCATACTTGTCTGTCGAAGAAGAAGTCGTCGACACTTTACCATCGTCAGCACCATAAATGGTTGCTCCTGCTGTAATGACTCCTGCTGCAGTAATCTCTACTGTTCCCGGATATGCCCTTTTTAATGCCACAGCTATTGGCATTGTGATCGCCGCTTTTGCCAAAGTAACACCCACGTAATCATCAGAATCATCCGCATATTCAACCGCTACGCCGCTGCCAGTGGTTAGCTTAACCCTGCGAGCTGCCTCAAGAGCCTCAGTGGCTGTAAATGTTTTAATTCCCGGATTATACATACTTACCTCCTTTTCAATATTAATAATTCAAAATTTACCTAACCTCAACAAGCTTACTCTTTTCTTGGCTCAGCAGTTTCTCTCAAAGCTTCCGCTAAACTGCATCCATTCTCTTTCTGGTACTTTTTAGCCTTGCTTAAATGATCTGAACCTTCCGGATTTTCTGTATCCGCTCCAGGAGGTGCGTTTTTCTCTGCTTCTAAGTCTTTTAAGCGTTTACCTCTCATGCTTGCCAATGCTGTATTAAGATCCTGCCCTTTTTCGATAGCTTCCTCAAGCAGCGACTCCATCCCCATCCCGGCAAACTCAGTCTGTGCCGCTTTCACTATCCCAAGCGTACGTGCCCTTTCTGCCTGGGTAGCCGCGCTTTCCAATCCTGTAACCAATTCCGGTCTCTCCTGCTTCAACTGTTCAAGAGTTACGTCTTTTACTTCAATACCCATCTCACCCACCTCCTGTTTTTTCTTTTTTTCTAAACCTGTTTTTTCCTGATTAACCTCCTCTATCTCAACCCGATTAACCTTGAATCTCTCAAGGAAAGCAATCACTTTTTCTAAAGCATCGGGACTACTTAAAAGATTATCTAAAAACTCTGTTGCTTTCGCTGAAAGCTCTACACTTTCATTAAAGAAACTTCCGAACATACCGTTATTCGCGGCCGGGCTGTCAACAACATCAACACTATTGAGTGATTTAACCCTCAACAAAGGCGCCAATTCGGTTACACCATCGTCTTTTTGCTTTTGAGTTATTTCCTGTTCCTCAAGTTCGTAATCACCTAACACAACTGATGTTCCGAAAGCGTCAGGATCCTTTTCTGCAAGATCAATCACATACGAGGCTAAATCACCGCTCGGTGTATCATAAGCTGTCTTGCTAAAATACAAATCAGCCCTGGTAACGTCTCCGTCTTTAACAAAATTCTTAGCCCGGGCAAGAAACGTCCCTAAGGCGGTTGTGCTCATGTTAGGATGGCCAAAACGTGACTTTAACCCTAACTTTTTATGCACCTTGCCGGCAGAAACAATTTGCTCAAGAGTAATATTATCAATAACCCAACCACGGGAATCTTTTACATTACCTTTAGTCATTATTGCTATACCCCGGATAAGTCCTTTCGAGTTTTTATCTTCATAATCTCGTTCAATTCCGTCGGCGCCTTGTTTTATTCCCCGGGTAACTTCTAATCTTCGGTTGATTTGTTCTTTAGACATAAGTTGCCCCCTTTTTTGATTTTTCTGAATTTAAAACAATTACTTTAGGCTGAACCATTGCGTTAGCCGGGGTTAAAGCAATGCGGGATCCGCCAATGGCGTACACCTTCACAATAGAAATCTTAAAATAATCCTTTATATTAAATTTAATATTTTGATATGTTGGGTATTCATCGAGGCTGAACCCTCGACAAATTAAATCTTTCTGTTTTGTTTCTTTTTTCTTTTCTACAGTCATTTAATCTTTCCCCTCTTCGATTTTCTCGACAACCTGATTAGCCGTACTTTCTTCTTTTTTGTCTGAACTAAGGCTAATCCCATGTTCATCCTCAAGAGTTTTTATCTTTTTTTGTTCGCGGGCTCGCTGCTCTAAATTGTCTTCCCAATCCTCACCATGGGCTGCCGCTTCTGCTGCAAGAGTAGAATGATTACTGTCAACAGCCATAACAGAGGCTTTAACCTCTTTTTGAGGATCAACCCATTGCCATCCTGGGGCTATCCATTTACTTTTTACATAGGCCCAGCGATTCTGGTAAAAATCTAATATCGGCAGCTCTCCTTTTAAGTAAGCCTCTTCAATCAGCAATTCAAAAACCGGCTGTCCTAATTTGTTAGCCACGAATCTCTGTTGTTTTTGAAAGAAACGCCTGGCTTCGATTAAGGCTGCCCGGGTATTGGAATAATTAGACTTAGAAAAATCCTTAGACAATATTTCATAGGGTATATTCAATCCGGATGAAATATCGCGTAAGATTCGCTCCATAAAAGCGGCGAATGTTCCGCCTGGACGGTTAGGCGCGAATGTTCCATAGTCTTCACCTGGCTCAAGGTATGGAATCATCCCGGGATACATATCTTCTATTTTT